GATGCCATAGAGGCAGACGGCGGGGCTAAATTTCGTCAAGCCCTAGAATATTACTTACCCAAGATGGCTGATGCGTATCAAGGTGAATCCGATGCTCACAGATCCCATTTTGGTTTTTCCAACGCTGGTAAAGAATGTGCCCGCGAACTCTGGTATGGGTTTAATTGGGTCAAGACCAAGAAGTTCCCAGCCCGTATACTTAGATTATTTAATCGAGGCCATTTAGAAGAAGCCCGATTCCTAGCCATGCTTTCAGGAGCTGGTTTTAAAGTCCATTTCGAAACAGAAGATGGCGGCCAATTTAAGATCTCTGACCACAATGGTCACGCGGGATCAGCTATCGATGGCGTGGTAGTTGGTATCCCTGATTTAGAACCTAACACCCCTGCATTGGTAGAAATGAAAACCCATGCGGACAAGAAATATAAAGAACTGGTTAGAAAAGGGGTTAAGGAAGCTTTCCCCGTTCATTATGGCCAGTGCCAAATCTATATGAAAAAGTACCAACTCCAATGGTGTTTATATATGGGGGTTAATAAGAACGATGATGCTATCCATCTTGAGCTCCTAGTAATAGATAACCCAGTAGCCGAAAGGCTTATTGAACGTGCGGGTATGCTTATCTATATGACTGAAGCTCCACCTAGATTGAACAATAGTCCTGGCTGGTATGAATGCAAGTTTTGTGATTACAGTAAGCTCTGCCACCAGAAAGATGTGCCTGAGATCAATTGCCGCACCTGTACTTACTCGACCCCCGTAGCTGATAAGAAATGGCATTGCAGTTTATACAATGTGGAGTTACCTAAGGAAACCCAATTGGCCGGTTGCAGAACCCATCTGTTTAACCCAGCACTATTGAATGGGGCTGAAGTAGTAAAAGATGGTGGGGAAGAAGGCTGGTATACCATGCATTGGAAGGATCACAGAATTAAAATGGGTAATCAAGAAGACGGTCTAACCAGCCAAGAACTAAAAGCTGGTAAAGTGAAATGAAGGATAAATACAAATCCCGATATTACCAAACTGAAGCAATAGACGCCCTCTATAATTACTTTAATAATTTCGAGGGTAACCCCATTGTTGCTATGCCTGGTGGAACAGGTAAGTCAGTAGTGATCTCTAACTTTATTCGAGGGATATACCAAAATTTCCCTACCCAGAGGGTAATGATGCTTACCCATGTTAAAGAGCTTATTGAACAGAACTTTGAGAAGCTGACCACATCATGGCCAACCGCCCCAGCTGGAATCTATTCGGCAGGGGTAGGTAGGAAAGATACCCATTGTAAGATCACCTTTGCTGGTATCCAATCTGTTGCCAAGAAGTGGGAATTATTTGGCCATCAAGATCTTATCATTATTGATGAATGCCATTTGGTTTCCGATAATGATGAAGCTATGTATTATTCCTTTATCGAGCACTTAAAAGGGGTTAACCCCTATCTAAAGGTCATAGGCTTCACGGCAACCAAGTGGAGACTTGGTATGGGGCTATTAACTAACGGTAAAATATTTACTGACATAGCTTATGACAATACTACCTTAGAAGGCTTTACAAGGTTGATAGACGAAGGATTTCTAAGCCCGTTAGTGCCCAAACGTACCCAGTACGAGATCGATGTAGAAGATATCCCTCTAGTAGGTAAAGAATTTTCCCAAAAAGCCTCACAGGCTAAAATGGATAAAGATGAAGTTACCTATGAAGCTTTAAAGGAATGTATCAGTGAAGGCCACGATCGATTACATTGGATGGTCTTTTGTACTGGTACGGATCATTGTGATAATACCGCTGATGCCTTAGAGGAATTAGGGATATCAGCAGTATCAGTCCATTCCAAGAAAGGGGCTGCGGCTAACGATAAAGCCATTCGGGATTTCAAAGCTGGTAGGGTTAGAGCCCTAGTAAATAATAACAAACTAACTACTGGGTTTGATTATCCAAATGTTGATATGGAAGTTATCTTACGCCCATCTAAGTCCTCTAGCCTATGGGTACAGATCCTTAGTCGGGGCACTAGGCCAGTTTATGCCGAGGGGTTTGATTTGAGTACCACCGCTGGTAGGTTAGCCGCCATTGCAGCCGGTCCTAAACAGAATTGTTTGGTAATGGATTTTGTTGGTAATACTAAGCGCCTAGGTCCGATTAACGATCCCCTTATCCCAGCCAAGAAAGGTAAAGGTCGTGGGGGCGGTATTGCTCCAGTTAGGGAATGCCCAAAATGTAGAACCTTAAATCACGCCAGCGCAGTTATCTGTATGAGTTGCGGTTTCGTGTTTCCTAAGGCGGTTAACATTAGAACCCAAGCGGCCACAGATGAATTGATCGCTTCAGGTATGCCAGTGGTAAAAGAGTTCAAAGTAACCAAGGTAACCTATGCTATCCATAAGAAAATGGATCGCCCCGATTCGATGAAGGTTACCTATTATTGTGGCCTAACAAAATACACTTCGTACTGCTGCCCTGAACATGGCGGTGCGGCTGGTAAACGTTTTGCAAGGTGGTGGAAGCAACGGGCTGAGACCGAAGTACCTGAATCTACCTTTGATGCAGTAGATAGATTAAAAGAGTTAACGGAGCCATCCCACGTTCGGGTTTGGTTGAAGAAAAAGCATCCAGAAGTTATGGCTGTTTGTATTAATGAGGAATTTGTATGATTGAACTAGGCTTGAAGCACCAACTGCTGAATAACATGAAAACCCTGACCAATTACATTGAAGACTTTAAACCAATGGAAAGCTGTTTGGACTGCGGCCATTGGGATGGAAAGCGGGATCGTTGTAAGAAATTCGATATGGTTCCCCCGCCTAAAGTAATCGTAAAGAAATGTGATGAATTTATACCAGATATCCCGTTCTAGAGTGGAATTATTACTCTACTCGTGTTATAATTAATATAGAAATTAAATATAACGTTTGGAGAAAGTAATGGTACTTACAAAAAAGCAAAGAGAAGATTTTGAAAAAGCGGCTAGGGTAATGATGAAGTATTTAGGCGAAAACCACCACCCTCATGTCACAGTGATAATCGATAATGGTAGAGCGGAAATACTAGAATCTTCAGCTGCCGTTGTTACTGAAGACTACGTACCAGATTAGCAGGGGAAAGTAATGGAGACCATCTATATCGACAGCTCAGGGTACAGCAAGCGCAAAACGTTTTGCTTGGTGCACAACCAAAGCCCAGCAATGGAGATGATGTATTTCCATTGTGTAGCTTATTTTCCTAACCCGCAGCTTATTTGCGATACCAAAAGTAACAGAGCAATTCTTACCACAATATTCAGCGCCCATAACCTAGAAGTTTGTTTCACAGGAACACCAAAATGAAAACTGTATTAATTGATATAAATAAAATGCAAATCCTTAAAGTAGTTGAAGGGGATAAGCCCGTAAGATGTTGTGAGTACTGGGCGGATATTTTGATCCCTAAAGCTGAGTTTTATATTTGTGGTGATACAGGTAGAGAGCTCGCCAGATTCACTTTATTAGAGCTGCAAATGCTGTATAATAACGCGGCTAACGCAGTTGCGGTATTCCGAGATTACCCTCGGGCGATTGAAATGGTTCAGCTTTGTATTGATAAGTTTGAGGTGGCCAAATTAACCCTCGGCGAACTAGTTAAAAAGCTAGGTAAGCCCTTGAAAGACCAAGATTTTACCCCAGTTAAAGAAAGACCTGAGGCCAAGGCCAAACAGGTAGGTTCCATACCTACTAGGCCAAAAGCTGGTACGATGACAGCCCGAGTTTGGGAAGCGGCTGACTGGTATTATGATCAGCAAGATGATAAAGATCTTACCAGTAAAGAACTGCGGGATGAAGTAGTCCAAGCCTGTGTTCTTGGCGGCGTAAATTCCTCCACTGCTACCACCCAATTCGGTAAGTGGAAGAAGGCGCTATTAGCCTCTTGACTTAAACTCGTAAGCCACCGATAATTCAAATTCATTAGAAAATAATGTTTATTAACCCACGAAAAAGGAAAACGTCATGACCGACAAAACAGCAGAAAAAGCACCAGCAAAAGCAGTAAAAGCAAAAAAAGAAGTAGTAGAACGTGATTCAGCAAATGGCATCACTCGTCCTAAAGCAGGTACCAAAACTGGTATTGTTTGGGCAATTGCCGATGATTTATCAGCCAAGTTAAAAGAGCCAGTAGGTCGTAAAGCAGTTCTTGAAGCAGCCGCCGGTAAAGAATTAAATGCAGCCACTGCAGCCACTCAGTATGGTCGTTGGAGAAAATACAACGGTTTAGCTGGTACTGGTAAAGAAGCCTCAGCCTAGTTACCCCAACCGCCTGATTATTTTTTCCTTAATTTAGTAATCAGGCTTTCGAGCGGGGCTTATACCCCCGCTCATTTTTATCTTCTCCAATTACAGGAAATCCCATGAACAACCAAATTCCTACCAAAAGAGTTAAATCTGATGGTGATACACTCCTCATACATTCGATATTTCATACCATCCAAGGGGAAGGTCCATTTACTGGCGTTCCCGCAGTATTCGTGCGTTTAGGGGGCTGTAACTTACAATGTCCTGGCTGTGATACGGAATATACCAAGGGTACCGAAACGATGGCAATGGGTACCATTGTTAATAATATTAATTATAAACTGGATGGTAATACCACTACTAAATTAATCGTTATTACGGGTGGTGAACCGTTTCGTCAGAATATATCTGAACTTTGTAACGTATTGAATATTCATGGCTTCGAAGTTCAAATAGAAACCAACGGGGTAATGGCTCCTCAAGGTGATTTTGATACCTGGCCTACCATTATCTGTAGCCCGAAAACAACCAAGCTTAACCCCAAACTTTTACCACATATAACCGCGTTCAAGTATGTGGCTAATTGGCAGGAAGTAAACGAGCATGACGGCTTACCCCTAACCGCCTTGAATCATCAAGCTACTCCTCAGTTGGCTCGCCCACCTGAAGACTTTGATGGTGATGTTTATTTGCAGCCGATGGATATGACTGAATACTATGATGAGGATATTGAAGGATCCTTAGAAGAGCAGTCTGTTTGGGCTGAGCAGCTAGATGGTCTTGTTGAGTCCCATAACCAAGCAAACCTTGATTTCGTTGTAAAAAGCTGTATGCAGCACGGCTATACAATTCAGCTGCAAATCCATAAACTTTTGAATTTAGAGTAGCCTATGCGAACCTTAATTGTTCTATCCCATTCTGCATATGGTATCCATTTTAATGTTGATTGCTGTGATAAAGCCGATATAACATATTGCCATGCTAGAAATTTTAAAGAAGTTAAAGATCAACGTTTCGATACTATTATTCACGTGGGTTCAAACCCATCCCTTAAAACCCGTAAACAGTTCCAGTCTTGTCTGGCGGGCAAGACTCAGTTACCTGTCTAGGCCTAGCCTTAAAAGAATATGATAAAGTTTATTGTATCTCTTTTGATTACGGGCAAAAACATTCCATCGAATTAACCCAAGCCCAGCTCATTTGCGATATGGTAAAAGTACCTTTAGTTATAATGACCATACCTGCACTTGCTCAGTTAGGGGATAGCGCCTTAATCGGTACCGATGGGGATGTTACAGAAGCTCACCCTTTTAATAAAGATCTACCAGCCAGTTTTGTTCCTAATCGTAATGCTTTGTTTTTAACAACAGCCCACGCTTATGCTCAGCAGGTAGGTGCAGGCACCATTATTACAGGTGTTTGTGAAACTGATTATTCTGGTTACCCAGACTGCAGAGAAATCTTTATTGAGCACTTGCAGGCTACTTTGAACATTGGTTACCTAACCAATATTAATATTCGTACGCCTTTGATGCATCTTACCAAAGCCCAAACCTTTGCCCTAGCGGATGAAGTTGGTTTCTTGGATACGGTTATTGATCATTCACATACCTGCTATAACGGTAAACGTGATGTGAAATGGATGTGGGGCAGAGGTTGTGGTAAATGCCCAGCCTGTGAACTTAGAGCAAAAGGTTGGCTCGAATTTTTGGAGAACAAATAATGGGAACAGTTACAGCAACCCGCTACCATGATTTCTGTGCAGGCCACAGAGTTCATGGGCAAGGCGGAAAATGCGAAAATCTTCACGGTCATAACTACCGTGTTCACTTTGATATCCGAGCATCTGAAGGTTTTGAAAATACAGATGATGTTGGTCGCGTTTTAGATTTTTCAGTAATCAAATCAATCCTTTGTGAATGGTTAGAAGAGAACTGGCAATGTTTGCCTATATTTATGATATAGATAAAACAGTAGTCAAAGTACCCTTTAACCCCACGGCTGAAAACATGGCTGGTTTCTTAGTTGAAATGGTTGCTCCTTATTTATTTAAAGAAGCTAAAATAGATTGTACTTTGATCTCTTGTACCATTGACGAAACCCGTAAATGTTCCGCTACGTATAGTAAGGATTAGGTATGAAGCAGTTTGAGAGAGAAGCGATTGCTGCTAATTTTGGTAGGATTCTAAAAATCATTGAAAAAGTACCTGATTATAAAGATCTACGGCCTGGAATTCAAGAAACACCTATGCGTTTCGCCAAAGCTGTTGAACACTGGACCTCGGGCTATAACGTATCACCTGCTGATATTATCAAGTTATTTGAAGATGGTGCGGATGGGTGCGATGAAATGGTTATAGTTAGGGATATACCTTTCTATAGCCAATGTGAACATCATTTTGCCCCTTTCTTTGGTACTATAACTATTGCTTATATCCCTAACAAGAAAATTCTAGGGTTAAGTAAGTTTAGTCGTATAGCCGAAATCTTCTGCCGTAGACTACAAGTACAGGAACGAATCACTAATCAAATAGCGGAAGCTTTTATGGATGAAGCGATTGGTTCCCTTGGTGTAGGTGTTGTGGTTAAAGCCCGCCATATGTGCTGTGAATCAAGGGGTATTGCGAAGCAGGGTTCTTTTACTATTACCAGTGCGTTACGAGGGGTAATGAAAGAGCAACCCGAGACTAGGGCTGAATTTATGTCCTTAGTTAATAGCTTGCCTCCTAGTCTTTAATGATGAAGTACTCTTGATTAATCACCCTATACTGGTATAATTATTGGTATAGGGTTTTTATTATTAAGGAGAAAAAGATCATGCCAACTTATATGATTGGGCAAAGAGTGATTTATCATAATGTAATCTGTAGAATCTGCATACCAGAAACAGCCCATGAATTAACCGAGGATCGTATCTGGATAAATAATCCTGAAAAGGGATATAAGCACTGGGTAAGTAAAAGTAACATTAAACCATTACCAAACGGGCAACTATAATGAAGAAGCAAATAGCAAGTATATCAGGTGGACGTACGTCTCACTACATGATAGATAAACTAATTGAAGTGTTCGGTAAAGAGAACGTAGATTTTATTTTTTGTAATACTGGTGCTGAGCATAAAGGGACTTACGATTTTGTGCAGGCTACCGCATTACATTTTGATATTGATATTGTTTGTTTGACTATGCACATGCCCCAAGAGGAAGGTATCGGGGCTAAATACGTAGTCGAGAATATAGCTAATATTACTGGGGATTATACTGCTTTCCGTGAATTAATGACTAAATACGGTAGGCCTTTTAATCCTGGTGGGAAATTCTGTACCGACCAGTTAAAGACCCAAATCTACCGTAAGTACTGTAATGATGCTTACGGGAAAGGTAATTATGTGACTTGGATAGGTTATAGAGATGAACCTAGAGACGCTAGTAGATCATGGGGGCATACGTTATCAGCCACCTTAACTAAATGGTTACATATAGAAAAAAGGGATCAAGGTGAATTCTATAAAAATTGCTCAATAAAACTTGCCGATTCAATCGGAGAGCTTTTTAACTATGTATCAGGATATGTGGTAGATCCTTTAGGGGAGTCGGGGTATAACCGAGTTAACAAAATCGTAGGTAAGGTTGTTAGGAACGACCAGATAGGGTACAGATTTCTTTTTGAGATTTCTGATTTCAATAAAGAAGATATACGGGCTTGGTGGCGTACCCAAAGTATTGATCTTGAAATACCTGATCACTGCGGTAACTGTGTGTTCTGTATCGAGAAAACGGAGAACCAACTAAGTTACTTATGCCATACACAAAAACCTTTAGCAGACGAGTGGTTGGTGCAAGTAACTAACCCTGAAATCCCTATCAAAGGTAGGAAATTCAATGAAGAGGCAATGTACCACACTGGTCCTATAAAGCTGACCTTTAAAGAAATATACGACAAGGCTTTCGAGCAGCCCCAAGAGTATTGGGAAAGTAGGGTTTCCCACGAAAAAAGACTAAGTCCTTGTGCTGAAGGTAGTTGTGACCTGTATGGCGGTGAGGATTAATGCAAATCTATATGGCCGGTATTTATACCTCTAACTTCGATCTACATGGTAGGCTTTACCGCCGCCTCAGTGATAACGAAAGAGCCCAACGGGACAGTATCCCCCATATGTTAGAATCATACCATTATGTATGTAAACAGTCCGCCGTAGATAAGATGCGCCGAGATGAAGCAAAGGTATTTCTGGATTCAGGAGCCTTCTCGGCTTGGTCAAAAGGGGTAGAGATTGATCTACCTGCCTACTGCCGATATATACAAGATAACGCCGATATCATTCGGGTAGAAGACGATGCAGTTGTGGCCTCTGTACTAGATAGTATTGGTGACGATCTCGGAACGTATAAGAACCAGATGAGAATGGAGAAGTTAGGGGTGCGGCCTCTACCTTGTTTCCATTACGGGGAAGATCCTAGATACCTCCAGTTGTATGCAGCCAATTATTCCTATATTACCTTGGGTGGAATGGTAGCTCAATCCACAAAAGATCTTCTTATCTGGCTCGACGAAATCTGGGAGAAGTACTTAACTGATGGGGCTGGTAGGCCGATTACCAAGGTTCACGCGTTTGGTGTTACTACTCCAATCCTAATGAAGAAGTATCCTTGGTTCAGCGTTGATTCGTCCTCATGGGTTCAGGTAGCGGCTAACGGTTCCATTCTATTTAACGGTAAGGCCATGGCCATATCTGCCGAGAGCCCAAACCGAAAGGTTCAGAACCAGCATTACGATACATTTACAGATCTTCAAAGGGAAGCGATTGATAAACGTTTAACTTCCCAAGGTTACACCACTGAAGACCTAATGCACAAATACCTTTCCCGCTGGATTTATAACATAAATGCATATGTAGAAATGCACAAAGAGTATCCACCATTTGAGGATGCAATCTTTAAACAAACTCAATTCGGATTATTCTAATGCTTAGATTAAATACAGTATACAGTTTTAAAGATACAAGCTTATTCAGTAGTCTAAATCAACTTGAGAGACAACGAGAAAACGAGATTAAGATGGACCTTGAAAGCCAGTTACTTAGAGGTGTTATAGATGAGGCGGATATAGCTAGTATTACAACTTTCGACCCATTACTTATAGATATACGTAACGAGCGAACTAGGCTATTGGCTATCGTTAAACCAGAAAAATACGAAGTAGTAGAGTGTATTTAAATGATTTATCTTACAGCTTTTTTAGTGCCACTAGTTTATGTATTCCTAAGAGTATTCCAACAGAAGAATATAACCCATGATCAAGAACTATTAATGATCATAACCTCTTACGGTATAACCGCGGGGGAACTTTTAACCGTAACTTTGATAGTTACTAAAGGTTGGGATATCTATTTACCTCTTGGTACAGGCGGTGCGGTTGGTTGTATCTTAGCTGCTAGGTTCCATAAAAAATTCTTTAGTAAGAAAAATGAAAAGAAATATTTTAGTAGTGAGCTAGTAGATGAGTGTTACAAGACGGTAGGTCTTCACAAAAGTAAGGAAAAGTAATGATTACTTTAGGTAAGTTAAAATATCTATTAGGCAAGGTAACTGAGCTTGAAGGAATCACAGATGATTGTGCTGTCGATGTAAATGTTTATCACCAGATAGAAATATTGAAAGAGAGAATGGAATGGAATACCCTTGCTAAAATCGACCTTGATGATGGGGAAATAACCAAATGTTAAAAGCGCTTCAGTTTGTCAAAGGCTCCATAGCCAGTAAAGGTTTTGACCCTACCCTAATGCATTTTAGGATAGAGAATGGCCATATAAAAGGGTTTAACGGCTCGCTGGCACTATCCAGCCCCATTGAATTGGACTTGGACGTTTCACCCAAGGCAATCCCATTTGTTAAAGCAATCACTGCCTGTAAAGCCACTACAGTTATGCATGTTACCCCCACTGGTAAGTTAAGTATTAAATCCGGTAAGTTCAAGGCGTTTGTTGAATGTGCTCCTGATGAAGCTTACCCGGAGATTAAGCCCGAGGGAAAAATTATTCCCTTAAAGGGAAGTTTTATTGAAACTCTTAAAAAGCTTCAACCGTTCATGGCTGAAGATGCCTCTAGGCCGTGGGCTCGTGGGATTCTATTAAAAGGCCAATCTGCCTTTGTTACCAATAACATTATAATCATAGAAGCTTGGATGGAACGCCCATTCCCAGTGGAGGTTAACATCCCTGCGTCCGCCATTAAAGAGTTGGTTCGTATCAAAGAAGAGCCTACCCATATCCAACTGGATGAACGCTCTGCGTCCTTTTTATATGAAGATGGCAGGTGGTTAAGAACCAACCTCAATACTGGTGAGTGGCCTGATATTACCCCCGTATTAAATCGAGAGTGTGATCCGAAACCTTTAGCCGAGGGGTTCTTTGAAGCCCTTATTGATATTGCCCCCTTTGCCGAAGAGACCAGTATGGTTATGTTTATTAATGGGGCTATCTGTACCCATAAAGACGAAGGCCTAGGAGCTTCCGCTGAAGTAGATGGGTTACCTGAGGAAGGTGCTTTTAACCACAAATATCTATCCAAGCTCGAGGGCTTAGCAGAAAAGATTGATTTAACCTTATACCCAACACCTTGTATATTCTATGGGGATAAACTTCGTGGAGCAATTGTAGGGATGAAGCTTTAATGGCTAGAGATGATAGTATAGGCCTATTCTGGGAAGATCACGCTGCTGAAAAGGGTAGAAACCGTATTGCGGCTATTATGCCCGATATACCTGAGACTGGCTGGGAACCCCCTAAAACATTACCGAACTTATCCAATTCCAAAGTTATCTCTTTAGATGTTGAAACTTGGGATCCTGGCTTGAAGGATCATGGACCTGGATGGTCAAGGGGCGAAGGCCACCTTGTTGGGGTTTCTATTGGTGATGATAAAGGTGGGTGCTGGTACTTCCCTATGAGGCACGAGATAGAAGCTGAAGGAAATTGGGATGCCGAAGTTATTCTAGTGTGGTTAAGGAATACCCTTTGTAATCCTAAACAGCCCAAAGTTGGGGCAAACATAATTTATGATATTGGTTGGCTCTGGCATGAGGGTGTTCATGTTCAAGGTCCTCTTTTTGATGTCCAGTACGCTGAGGCTTTGCTTAATGAAGCTGCTCCTGTAGCCCTAGAAAGCCTAGCCCAAAAATACCTTGGTGAAGGTAAAGAATCTAATTTGCTGTACCAGTGGTGCTCAGACTACTATGGTGGTCCAATTACTGGTGACCAGCGTAAAAATATTTATCGTGCCCCTCCAAGATTGGTTGGTCCTTATGCGGAGAGTGATGCCGACTTACCCTTACGCATAATAGCGAAGCAGTGGCCGCTACTCGAGAAAGAAGGTCTTATGGATTTGTTCATAATGGAATGTGAACTGATATACCTTTATCTGGAAATGCGTTTTGAAGGGGTTACGGTAAATGTTCCTTATGCAGAAGAACTCAGAGATACCTTAGAGAAGAAGGAAGGCGAGTTTCAAAGTGAGCTAGACAGATTGGCTGGCTTCAAGGTCAACACTAACTCAGGTGAACAGCTGGCTAAGGTATTTGATTCAGAAGGCCTCACCTATAACTTTACCAAACCTAGTAAGACCTACCCTCAAGGCAAACCAAGTTTTACTAAGGATTTCATTGAAGCGGTTAATCACCCAGTTGGGGAGTTAATAAGGGAAATTAGGTTACATGCTAAACTCCGTGGTACGTTCGTGGAGAGCTATATACTTAATTCTCATGTAGGTGGCAAAGTCCATGGCCAATTCCATCCTTTACGCGGGGAAACTTACGGTACACGTAGTGGTAGGTATAGCAGTTCTAACCCTAACCTGCAAAATATTCCATCTAGGCACCCAATACTAGCCCCAATGATTCGAGGGCTATTTATACCTGATATTGATCACGTGGCTTGGCGTAAGTACGATTACAGTCAAATTGAATATAGGTTCATGGTTCATTTTGCCGTTGGCCAAGCAGGGCAGAACGCTCGGGATATGTTTAATGCAGATCCTGACTTAGATTACCATAACTTCGCTCAAAAGCTTGTATTTGATAAAACAGGTATGAAGATTGAACGTAAGTCAATTAAGAAAGTTAACTTCGGGTTGATCTATGGTATGGGTAAGAAAACCTTAGGTGCTGGCCTTGGCCTAAGTAAGAAACAGACTGCGGAGCTATTTGCTGCGTACTTTGAAGCGATGGATTTCGCTAAGCCCACTATGGATGCAGCAATGCAGGAAGCTCAGGATACAGGAGTCATAACCACAATATTAGGTCGTAAGTCGCGCTTTGATTTGTGGGAACCTGCAGGCTGGACTAAGAAAGGTTTCCCCCTACCAATTGATCAAGCTATCCTTAGATACGGTAATATTAAACGAGCAGAGACCCATAAGGCACTGAACAGAAGGTTACAGGGTTCCTCAGCCGATCAGATGAAAGTCGCCTTACATAAATGTTATAAAGACGGTATTTATGATGATATAGGGGTACCAAGATTAATCATACATGATGAATCTAATCATTCAGATAGAGGCGGTTGTAGTGAGGGTTTTAGGGAAATGCAGTACATATTTGAAACAGCTATACCGTTAAAGGTTCCCGTTAAATTTGGATTAGATTATGGCAAGGACTGGGGTCATGCAATTGAGTGTAAAGATGATAAAGATCTCCCGTAAAGAAGCCAAGGCGCAAGGCCTGAAGCACTATTTTACAGGTATCCAATGCATTAATGGTCATACCACTTTTAGGTTTACGGCTAATAGTACTTGTGGTGAATGCTTACTTGCCACGCATAAAAACTATCTTAAAACCGAGCATGGTAAGGCAGTTCAGAAAGCCTATGATCGAGGCGAAAAAGCAAAACAAGCTCATAGAGTTCGCAAGAAAGATCCTAGGGTCAAAAAGATGAATAGGCGTGACGGGGCTAAACGCAGAGCGGCTAAGCTTGAAAGAACACCTAGCTGGGTTGATCATGAAGCCATAAGTAGAATTTACTTATTCTGTCCAAATGGTTATGAAGTGGATCATATTATCCCGTTACAGGGTAAATTGGTATCAGGATTACATGTTCCAGATAATCTGCAATACCTTACCTGTACCGAGAATAGGATTAAATATAACGCATTTGAAATAGAGTAATGTGCTAGGTTTACAGTGACTTACAAAGGTGAGTAACTTATAATTATTATAGTAAATAAATTTCCCTCTCAGATTCATTCAGGGATCGTTGGCCGACGAGTGAAGGCCGCGCACCACGGATATGTATTCGCAGAGAAGAAACCTTCTGCAAAAGGCCACCGTGGGGTATGCAACTCATCTTTGATGGCGGATGTAAAACGCCTACATAATATTAACTTTAACAGAAGGAATGTATCATGCGTAAACGCATTGGCTTAATGTCAATACTGGTCTCTTTTTCACTCTCGGTCTGCTGTATGGCAGCTCCGGTCGATTTCACCCAATACGACTATATGCTTCCACAGCTTATTACATCGAACGGGTCAGATCCATTGGATACCGCGGTGACAGAAGAAGATTTTGTAGTGGCAATGCCTTATAAGATGGTTGTTGAAACCATCGAAAAAGTTCCATTAGCGAAGACACGTATCCAGTCTATAGCTATTGATTTTCATTTTGACAACCTTGCTGTTAAGCAGAATCAAAATTTCGAACGAACACAAAGCATATAGATGTTCATATAGATGTTGTAAGTAGAAACCCGCCATAGCAGCGGGTTTTTATTTGATTATTTCTATTGGACCGAATCTAACCCCATTACGGAAGCGCCAATGCTTAGCGAAATACTTCGGGGTATACCAGTTACTTGGTACGTAGTTACTTAACCAGCCTAGAGCAATAAAAGTCTCCGCTACATGCTCACTGCAGAAGATACTAGATAAATCCTTTCCTTGCCTTAGCCACCAGAACACGGGCGCTGCTGCCATTATCTGTTTACGAGACTTCTCAAAAGGTCTTCCTACCACTTCTGTTCTATACTCTCTGAGCTTAGCCCGATGGGTATAGTCAGGGGTCTGTACTCTACGAATAGCCACATTACCATCATACATCTCAAGGCGCTTAGAAAAAGGTACGATCTGAACACCGGAGTTATGCCTTTTTAGGTCTAGACCAATTAATGAGTCGTCATGGGTAGATTCGTAAACGAGTGGGAAGGGATAATCAGGATCGTCCGCTATGATAATACCGCAATGAGACCAACGTGACCAAGTAACCAATTGAATAAACCGAGGTATAAAACCCCTACCAGAGAATAGAATAATATCCCCCGTTCTTAGATCACCATACTTACACGTATTCATCTGCCCAAGCTAATGAGCCTACATGTGTATATATAAATGGGTCTTGACCGATATTCATTTTGATTTCGGCGCTTCCAGCATCCACTAATTGCGTCCATAGAACTGAGGTTTCTATGTTTGGTATTGTGGCCAATAGTACATTGTCCACATATATCTTGATTTCAGCAGTAATAAAGTTAACCAAAAAACCTATAACTTGACCTACTGCCATAGTGTAAACAACTGGTAAGTTACCGCTGGTAGTTAAGACCGCGTTAGTAGTTAATTGTACAGAGGTGATACCAAGACCACTAAAAAAGTGTGCTGCGGGGGCATCCATACCTACATCCGCCCCAATATCAGCATCTAGTATGGTATACTCAAAGTAACGTACCCCAAGCTTATGCAGGTAGAAACCCCGAGCGTTATTAATATTTAATACGGCAAAACCATTGCTAGTTATACCCGTACTACCATTTGTTGTGTTACGGGAGAAACCTATTGTAGCCCCCGCAGGATTAGTCGTATTATAATTTAATGTTGGTACAGCGTCTAGGGATGCTGTCCAACCTAGCAGCTTACCACCTAGCTCGTCAATGGAACCCGACCTAAGTAGTGTCCTATCAGGTGGTGTGAACGTAGCAAGTCTAGGCTGCTTCCCTTTGATTAATGGGTCTAGAGTAAATCTTGAGGTGCTCTCAGTAAAGGTAGTACCGTTGGTAGTCTCAAAAACTTGGGAATTGGAGACAAGGGTGTATATACCGTTTTGAATTACCACCTGCTCATAAGATGACCCTGCCGCTACATTTGGCAGTGTTTGTGGTAACCAGTTAATAAAGTCTGTGCTCCGCCATACTTCCACTATATCAGTCTTAACAGTACCACCGCCGCCAAGAGCGATAGCTAAGAACGCACCACCGAAATATCTTATATCAAAAAATTGTGGAGCATCAACTGTTTCCTGCGTCCAAGTTAGGAGATCAGCCGATGAGGCAGTACCATATACATCCGGGCTTAGCGGGGGTGTTGGACTCCCTGTTTCTTTTACCCCATAGGCAACGTATTGACCATCTGCATAGACAATCCAATGTGCTTTTTGTAGGCGGTCATTCAAAGTGAGATCATTCTCTACAATCCCGTTAACTGGGGTGTAGGTAACAAGATCTGTCGAGGTGTAAAGATCACGGCCTTCAGCTTTGTTTAGTATAAACCTGTCCTGATCAGAATCAGTATGGAGCAGATTTATTCCTCCCCCTATAAAACCACCTCCAAGAGATGATACATTAGTAAAAATCCAATCATTACCTGAAGTTGCTAGGTCTTTATGGTTTACGAAAGTACCGGCAGCACCCGCTAGTATACCGTTTGCAAAATCAGTGGTACCTGTAATAAAGGCTGTGTGAAACTGCTCATTATCTTCAACCCAAGTAACTCCGTTATCGATACTCTTTCTACTTAGAATACCTATTGAAGGTGCGGTAACTCTAGAGGTCTGTGTAAAAGACCACCACTCCCCATCGACAAAAATAGGGCTTGGAGTAGTTGTAAAACCAGCGAACCCACCACCGGACGAAGTAATACCCATTAGTAAAGGACCAATCATCATGCTGATAAGTACTCCCCTGCTGTATGCCAAGTATCAACCGCTACTTTGTGCAGAACTATTTGCCCCCACTTCTCAGCTATGTTTTGGGTAAGTGTAGCCCTGATCTGTAAAGTGACACCCCCTATAGCTGCTATGGAAGTAATACCTGCCCCTACCTGCCGTACTATTAACGTAGCTCCAATAGGGAAAGCCTCACTAGCATTTAATGGGATAGTTACGGTATTAGCTGAGGCGTTACTCATAGCAATAATTCTACCTTGGTCTTCAAGATCAAGAGTATAACCAGTAGTAGCTATAGCGTTTATAGGTGCAAAACTTAACTGCTTTAATTTTGCCGCTTCACTAGTAGAACTAACCACAGTCTCAATTGGTTCTTCGCCTGTGAGGGCTGCGGTTACTGGGTTACTAGCCAGTATCTGGGTTAACGTTTTATTAGCCATTTAGCTCTCCAAAATTCTTACGTCACCGTTCTCTAGGGTACGGCTATCTGCATCCTCTAGTGTACGGAATTCGATCGGTTTAGTATATAAAAATATATGGGTAAAAGTATCGAGATTGGTTATCGTACCATCTCTTATTGCATCTACTTCTACCCTCATGTTGAAAGTTAACCCTGTTGCCCCTACTGGGATGAAAGAGGAACTTAATCCACTGATTCCTGCATCTGTATTAAGCAAAGTAAGGGTGTCATTATTATAATAGCGAACGGTATATAAAACACCAGCCTCAGGAGATCCTAAACTGATTTCATACCAATCTTGGCCACCAATAGTTAACTGCTGTGTTCTATCTTGATGAGTCCAAGTAACGTTTACTGGAACGGATGTTACTGCCGCAGGGAAGAACGATCCACCTAACTGTACTTGTGCAGCTGGGTAAGGTTTCGTTCTTCTACCAACCATGATAATGGTATCTTCTACTGCATCTGCTAAGTCCAAAGTACCACTACCAGTTTGGGTTAAAACCTTAGCGTCCACTTCATCCGCAGGCTCATAGATATTAACAATATCGATGGCATTGTTTGAATCTGCAAAGTAAATAATATCATCAATAATGTGACTCCGCGGATATGAATCAAGGAAACCCCGACCGACATCCATAAGTCCCGTGAGCAAGTCCACGGAGTCAACTCTTAGTATCTCACCATTGAGATACGCATAACCGCCTATTACTACTTGACCTACACTACCTTTGAAATTCTTAATGGCAATGGTAGTTTTTGTAGTCTGATCTAAGGCAGCTACTAATTGTGCTGTAGGAGCAAATTCGCCATCAGATACTTGGGCGTAATCGTTTGCTCCTATTCTTGTATTTAGTTTAAAGTTAAATGTGGCTACTGCAGGTGTCTCAGCTATTGATTGCAATATAGCGGAATCATCAACAAGAAGATTAATTTCTTCAATCCCAAAAGTAGTCTCAATAACGAAGAAAGGTAATTCTTTAACTAGTGTACTTGGTGCAGCTACTGGATCACCAACTTCATCAGCCCATCCACTATCGACAGGGGCAAGGTATGAGTTATCAGGTAAACCAAAAATATCTTCCAAACCATCTATTCTGACTAGGCCACTTTCGAATGTTCCGTAATCAACATTTGCTACACGGATAACAACTTGCTCAATACCGTATGCACCCCAAGAAACTTTGATCACATCGCCAGGATTGACATTCCATGCTTCGCGATTAAGTAATAGCTTTACCCTAGCCAATGGAGTTGATGCTTGTTTTAGTTCCCTTGAAGCTACCCTAGCCGCTAGATCATCATTATCAATGCCAGGAAACTGAACTGTTTGGGATACCACTGCGCCTTGAGCTTGTATTGATGCAAGGTCTTGTACCGTTATACTGGAGTCCTCAAAATCACCTCTTTTACGATACACCAAGGTTATCTCATTGACTAACTCGGCGAAAGCAGGGCGCTCAAACTTGATAAATGATGCTATATTGGTCTCGTCAAATAATTGCAAGGTACCTACATCAAAGTCATCTCTAATTAGTTTAAGCGTAAAATTGTTTGAAGTACGATCTGTATAGAGCACCGCATTAATATGGGTCAAGACCTCTTGTATAAAATCTTCCATAGAGCTTTGCTGGGCGTAGATCATTGAGAGACCAAAATCTTCATCAAAGATAGTATCAGTAACCAAGGTAAAAGAAGTGGAATCTAAGTCAGAAGCAGGGACACCCACTCCCCAATCAACATCAGTCAAACAATCGAATATGATATGACCACCGTTGGCAACATCATCCACAATCTGTTTGGTCTGGTTAAATGATCCGCCAGGAATATCGGTTACATCGAAAGCCCACGGCTTCGGGTAAGGGCTCATAGCACTAACGTAACCACCGTCACTGCTGCTAGAGTAGTTCTTAAAGAAGAAACCCCCTAGCCTATTGACCCTGAACACAACACAAGTAGTTCCACGGAAAGCAGGGGTATCAGAACCGAATTGCTCAAATAGGTACGGATTAACTAGTTGTGTACCCTCCCCAAATTCAACGTCTAGGTTACCGTAGATACCACCTTCTTTTTTATCACCGCCAAAGAGTTCAGTTTTATTAATAACAATGGTAGTATTAGAAGATTGTTGAGAAATGCCTAGAGATCTTTCACCGACATATATTTGATTTAGGGACGTGACTGGACCTTGGCAGATTGCCATATGCAAGCCCATAAAGTATCTATAACCTACTGTAGAACCACCACTTTTACCGCCCACGTTTCGCCTCCAGTACCTTATCGGCCATCGAATCATTAAGGGCTGATAGCTTATCAGCCTCTATACCATTTTTTAAGAAATCTGAATAATCAAGCCCGTACTTAATAAAAAATCTTCTAATACCTTTAGAGCAGTAGAAGACTTCGTGACAGTCAGTCCGTGTAATGATCACTACTTGCCACCGCTTGCTTTAATTTTATTATAGCCGAGATCCCCAAACCATACAATAGTCGGGCTCTGAACAATACGTCTACCAAATACTTTAGGGATAGGTTTGCCTTGGCCAACCGTTGGTACGTTCAGATCACTAAGTGAAGGTTTCTTTGGTTGTGGCTGAGACGGTTGTAAGGCAAAGGCCAATATTACCACTATTACCGCATATACTATATAACCCATGTTGTTTACTCCTAAAAAATTGAGGTGCCATTCTGAGGATTCTTTTGTGGTATGAACGGGAAACCCCCGTAACTTTCGATGTTGGAAAACTTATTATTACAGGTAGCTGGTGCGTGATCACAGCCAGGCAACACTGTTACGATTGAACCAACTACAGCATTACTAAGGGTCAGGTTCAACGTAATTGTTCCACCACTATTATCATGGTCAGTTATGAACCTAGTGCTTATTATACCACCGTTGTTGATTTCCACAAACCCACCAAGAAACCAATCTGCGTTAAAGACACCATCACCCAAGTGAATGAACTCAGGTGCGGTTAACACTAACCCTGATACCCCTGTAAGAGTAGCGCTAACTTCAAAATCCAATCTAAGAACGCCGCAAGGTCCGCCGTATAATACGTGGGGACAACTCGTTTGGTATAAACGTCTTAGGCCAGGTCTACGTAATGAACTTTGGTTCGGCTGACAAGTAATCGTTGCAGAATTTTCTGAGAAACCTACGTTAATCACTCTGCCTTTAAAAGTAACCGCAGGGTCTTGATCAGAAGCATGTATTCTGGTTATTGTTAAGGTTATTATGTCAGTCGGTGATGCTTCAATAAATTGGATGGCAAATATGTTTCGTCTGCTCACTTTAATCTTGAGGGTTGTTTTTCCTATATCCTGAGTGGATACAATCTGCCCCCTACTTATTGGTTGAGCTAGATACGTTTTTCCTGCAAAGGAGACGTTAGCATCTGCGGAAGTAAAAAACCAACTAAAAACACCACGCTTGAACTCATACAGCTCAATTGGTTCAAAAAATTCGGATGTTTCAATAGTATCAAAAGCCATTAGTTGTTTATCTCCGTTATAGGGACTGAAACTCTACCAGTATTATTATTTGCCCATGATATCTCAAGGTTGTCAGAAGTTAACCTTTTTCTACCCATAAATGAAATAAATTCTACCTCTGAAGCATCTATACTCAAAGGTGAATCGAGC